CCACGACATGAAAGTGAAATACCAAAATCACCTCTACGATATCGACACCATCGTCGACCCGTATATGCGCCATGAAGCCCTGGAGCTGTACTGTACGGAAGAAGTGAGGGGGACGGACTATGAGCAAAGCGGACTTTGACATGACCGGCCTGGAAGAATTGTCTTCCAAGTTGATGGCTGCCGTTGAAGATTTCCCAGGGACTGCCGAGAAAGGCCTGATCACTATCGGCAACAAGCTCAAAAAGGAGTGCGTAAAAAACACACCGGAAGGCAGCACGGGCAAGCTGAAGAAAGGCTGGAAGCATAAGGTGGAAGGGTATAACGGCTCGGAGCTGACCTATGAACTGGTCAACAGGCATCCGGTCCATCACCTGCTCAATAACGGCCATGTCAAGAAAACGCCGGGCGGCAGGACCATTGGCTATTATGAAGGCCAGCACTATACGGAGAAATCCGTCAAGGCATTCGAAGCCCGGGAACTGCAGCCGGGCCTGGAGAAACTGGCGAAGAAGCTCCTGAAGAAAGCAGGCAGCGCATGATCCATGACATCGACATCCTGCAGGCCGTACAGCAGAAGCTGAAGGAACGGTTCCCGTATCCCGTGTACTTGCAGGAAGTGAAGGAAGGGTTCCGTCCGCCAGCGTTTTTCCTGAAGACGATGACGGTGGCTTCGCCTCAGGGCCGCAAGGAAGTGTACCGGGATACAGATATGTACATCACCTATATACCGCAGAAGCAGACGGCCAGCGCATCCATCTATGAAGTGCTGGCTGCTGCAGAAGACCTGTTCCGTGACGGGATTGCCGTCCAGGACAGGTTTTTTGCTGTCCGCTCGATGAACGAGGAACTCATCGGTGCCGACAACGATGGCGGCCGGCTGACGCTGACCGTCCAGTACTACGATTCCGCAGATGAAACGGAAGCAGTCGAACGGATGAAAGTGTTGCATCAGCGGTATCGGGGAAAGGAGACAACGAAATATGAAAATGCCATCCATTAATGTCGTGTTCAAGGAAAAAGGCATCAGTGCTATCGAACGCAGTGAACGCGGCATTGTTCTGATGATTCTGAAGGAAGAGACCCTGCCTTCAGAGACGGAAGTGAACCTGTACACAGCAGATGACATTCCCAAGGAACTGTCCGACAGCAACCGGGAACAGCTGGAACTGGCGCTCCGGGGCTATGTGAACAGTCCGAAGAAAGTCATTGCTGAGATCATCAGCAGTGAAGCCGAGGACTATACGGATATCCTGAAGGTCATCGAGAACAAGCGCTTCGATTACCTGGTCATCCCGGATATCGGAACGTCGCACATCGATACCATCGCCACCTGGGTCAAGGGGATGCGTACCAATAAAGATAAGATGATCAAGGCTGTGCTGCCGGACTGTACGGCAGATACGGAAGGTGTCATCAACTTCGTCAACAAGACCATCCGCACGAAGAGCAGGACCTATACGACGGCCCAGTACTGTGGGCGCATCGCCGGCATCATCGCCGGGACGCCCATGACGATTTCCTGTACCTACGCGCCGCTGCCGGAAGTCATTGGCTGCGATGTCTGGACGAAAGAGGAAATGGATACCATGGCCGGAGCGGGGAAGTTGTTCTTCTTCTTTGATGGTGAGAAGGTGAAATTGGCCCGGGGCATCAATTCCCTGGTGACCACCGTCCAGGATAAGGGGACGAGCTTCCAGAAAATCAAGCTCGTGGACCTGATGGATATGATGCACGACGACATCCGCACGACGGCCCAGGACCATTACCTCGGGAAATATGCTAACAGCTATGCGAACCGCTGCCTCCTGGTGACGGCCATCCAGGGGTATCTTGACCAGCTGGCCCAGGAAGGGCTGCTGGAACAGGACCAGAACACAGCGTATATCGATGTGGAATCCACGAAGATATGGCTGGAATCCAACGGCAAATACACCAAGGCGGAACTGGCAGACATGTCCGATATGGACATCAAGCTGGCCAATATCGGCAGCAATGTATTCATCGCCGTCAAGGCGTCGCTGCTGGATGCTATGGAAGATGTCACGATTACCATCAATATCTGAGGAGGTGAAGCCGGATGAACAGTATGGAAGCCAAACGGGTCATGAACGGAAAATATGCCGACCTCTATATCGACGGCGACCTCATGGCAGAAGCAACGGCGTTCAAGGCCGAGGTCACGCTGACCAAGGAAGAAGTAAAGATGCTCCGCCATGTAGGCAAGGGCTATAAGGTCACGGGATATGACTGCAAAGGGCAGCTGAAGCTCCATAAAGTCTCGAGCTACATGATCAAGAAGATGAACGACAACATCAAGGCGGGCAAGCAGACCGTCGTGACCATCGTCTCCGTCCTTGACGATAAGGACGCCATTGGCAGCGAACGCATCGTCATCAAGGATGCGACCTTTGACAGCCTGATCCTGGCCGACTGGGAAGTGGACAAGATGGGCGAAGAAAGTTACAGCTTCACCTTCTCGGATTGGGACCTCTTGGATTTAGCATAAGGAGAACAAGCACATGAATATGGTAGACCGACTGCTGAAAGCAGATGTAGTGAACAAGCTGGCCGAACGGCCTCAGAAGAAAGTGAAGATGGAACGGCTCTCGAAGCTGTTCGGATTCGATTTTGTCATCACGCTCCGGGCCATCGACCCGGAACGCTATGCGGATATTCAGAAGATGGCCGTGGACTTCACCAACGGTAGCGCCGACAACATCGACATTTATCAGATGCAGACCCAGACGCTCCTGGCGGGGATTGCCGACCCGGACCTCAAGAACAAGGAGCTGCTGGAAAAATTCGGGGCCGTACTCCCGGGTGACATCATCCGCAAGCTCTTCCTGGCAGGCGAGATTGCCGACCTTACGGCACAGATCACAGAACTTAACGGCTATACGACCCAGGAAAAGGCGGACAAAGCCGTAAAAAACTGATCCGGACCGATGGCGAAGTGCAGGCGATGTATCTCCTGTTCCGGGAGCATCACCTGCTGCCGTCAGCGGTCATGAAACTGGGATACGGTGAACGGCAGGTGCTGTATGCCTTCATCCGCTATGAAATGGAAGAAAGGGAAAAGAAAAAGCAGGCCACAAAATAGTGTAGGCTGCTTGTCTTTTTATCGCTTGCGGATATATGCTGTGGCCGGACCAGAGCCAACTTTGATGATATAGCCCTCTTTTACCAGACTGGACAAAGTGCGTTCTATAGTTCCCTGGCTGATATCCGGGCAGCGTTCCATAAGATCCTTTTTGCTGATTTTCCCTAGTGTTTGGGAGATGATGGTTTTGATACGGTCTGGCTTGGAAATCTTTTTGGTTACCAAGTATTGAATCCGGTCTTCGAATTCATCATATGCTTTTATGATGATGCCCAAATAATATTTCACAAAAGGAGCATAGGTGTTTTGATTTTCGTGCCAGCCGAAAGAACTGGCCTGAAGAGCTTCATAGTAAGTGGTTTTCGTTTTTTCAATCAGCATTTCCAGGCTGATGTATTTCCCGACGATGTAGCCGGCACGATATAAAAGAAGGAGTGTCAGAAGCCGGCTCATCCGTCCATTTCCGTCATTGAATGGATGAATGCAGAGAAAATCCAGGATGAACATGGGAGTCAGCAGCAATTTATCCATTACGTTTTCCTGCCAGGCATTCTGGAACGATTGACATAAAGAATCCATAGCGTCAGCTGTCTGAAAAGCAGGAACGGGGATGAATCTTGCCTTTTGATGCCCTTGTGCGTCCGTTTCTGCAATGACGTTATCTGCGTTTTTGTAATCTCCGCCTATGGCTCCTGTTGAGTAAGAGTACAGGTCTCGGTGGAGCTGCCTGATGACATTAGGGGCAGGGGAAATATAGTCGTGATTTTCATGAATCAAGGCGAGTACTTCACGATATCCGGCAATTTCCTGTTCAGACCGATTGTGCGGTTCAGCTTTTTTGCTGACCAGCGCTTCTAATCGTTTGTCACTGGTGAAGATTCCCTCGATACGGTTGGAAGCCCCTGTACTCTGGATCATGGCAACGTCTACCAGTGTTTTCAGTTCGTCTGTATTCGCCTCCAGAAATAAATCCTGTCGTCCCTTGTGTTCATGGATACAGGTGAGAAGCTGGACGATTTCAGGTGTCAGTAAATTTTGTATTTCCTGCGAGTAGTTAAATATCCGCATAAAAATCTCCCTCATCTTTCTATTATCTGCAACATTTTAGCATGAAATGTGGCAGATAGCAAGAGAATGAGGCAGATAAATAAGGCAGATGATGGAAAGAGAGGTGAAACCGCATGGCCAATAATGTCATCGATGCCGCCATCCGGCTGCGGGATTTGTTCACGCCGACGGTGCGTAGCGTCAATGCCAGCCTGGGGACCATGAAGACCCAGATGGGGGCGGCGAAACAATCGGTCAGTGGTCTGTCGGACAAGCTGACGGAGCATGAGCGCATCCAAAAACGGACAGCAAAGAGCATCGAGCAGACGGGAAGCAGGATTTCCGGCCTGTCAGACAAGATGGCCCTGCTGTCGGCACCCATCCTGGCGGCTGCGACAGCAGGCTTCAAGTTGCACAGCGACTTTGCGGGCGGCATCGCCAAGATTTCGACCCTGGTGGATACGACAGTCGTTTCCATGCAGAAGGTCAGTGATGAGATCCGTGCTGTCAGCGATGAGACCGGGGCAGGCGTCGCCGACCTTTCGGAATCGGTCTACCAGGCCATCTCGGCAGGTGTCGATGCCGGCCATGCCGTAGGCTTTGTCAAGGATATGACCATCGCCGCCAAGGCCGGGTTCACGGATACGACGACTGCCGTAAACGGCGTCACGACCGTCCTCAATGCCTATGGGAAATCGGCAGAGGAAGCCACGGCGGTGACGGACCAGATGCTCCTGGCACAGAACTTCGGCAAGACATCCTTTGGCGAGATGGCCCAGTCCATGGGCAACGTCATCCCCATTGCGGCACAGCTTAATGTCAGCACGCAGGAACTGTTTGGTTCCATTGCCGTCCTGACCAAGAACGGTATCCGGACCAGTGAAGCCATCACAGGACTCAAGGCGGCCTACAGCAACATTCTGAAGCCGTCTTCTGAAGCGGCGAAACTGGCTCAGTCCCTTGGTCTTGAATTCAATGCGGCCCATCTGCAGAGCGTAGGCTGGGTGAAGTTCCTGGGCGAAGTGAAGCGGGCCACGGGCGGTGATGCCCAGCAGATGGCCCAGCTCTTTGGCTCCGTCGAAGGATTGAACAGCATCCTGGTCCTGACAGGCAAGGGAGCCGGGGATTTCGACAAGGTCATGAATCAGATGGCCCAGTCTGCCGGCATGACCCGGGAAGCTTATGAGAAGATGCTGACCCCGTCGGAGCAGATGCAGATTGCCATGAACCAGCTGAAGAATGCCGGCATGGATTTAGCGGTGTCGTTTACGCCGTACTTCAAGGCCATGTCGATGCGCGTCAAGGAACTGGCGGCCTGGTTCCGTGCGCTTACACCGGAACAGAAAACGCTGATTGGCCAGGTGGCTTTCGGCATCGTGACCTTCCAGCTCTTCGGCTCGACTTTGGGCCGTATCCTGACGGTCGGCGGCAGGGCCTTTGGTACTTTTAACTCTATCGCTACCGGCATCAGCAAAGCCGGCAGTGTCTCGAAATACCTCTCGACCCAGTTCAAAGGACTCATTCCGGTCTGCCGGGGCATTGCCATCGTGGCCAGGGGCATGGGCAGTACCTTTCTGACTGCCGGACGCATGATGATCACCATTATCCGTGCCGTAGGCGCCGCAGCCATGGCCAATCCCATCATTATCGTCATTGCTGCGATTATTGCTGCCTTGTACCTTCTGTGGAGGAACTGGGATACCGTGTCGCATTATATCGAACAGGCTATACAGGCTGTATCGGACGCCGTCGGTGCGGGGATGAACTGGATCAGTTCTGCCTGGGACGGGGCCATGAACGGTATCAGCGAGACGGCTTCCAGTATCTGGGAGAGCATCAAGGATACCTTCCGGAGCGGTGTGAACTGGGTCATCGACCAGGTGAACGGACTCATTGCCAGCGTCAACGGCCTGTCCATCGACATTCCGTCCCTGACGGGCGGGGCGCCGACCCATGTGGGATTTGATATCCCAAGCATCAGCCACTTTGAAAGCGGCGTCGAGAACTTTCGTGGCGGCTTTGCCGTCATCAATGAAGATCGCCGGGGCGAACTGGTACACCTGCCCAACGGCAGTACGGTCGTACCCCATGATGAAAGTCTCCGCCAGGCCATGAACGCAGGCAGCGGCGGCATCACCATCCGCATCGATACCATGAACGTCCGCAGCGAGCAGGACATCGACGCCGTCGCTGAAAGGCTCGTCGAAAAAATCCGGCTGTACGGCATGAACCGCATGAAAGGAGCGACCCTCTGATGAGTTCTTTCTTAGCATCCCTGTTGAACGCCATCGGTCAGGCTCCATCTTCCCTCACGATTTCTCTCTCTTCTGAATCGGCAGCGGTGGTCTTTCCCGTCCTGCCTTCGGAGCTGATGGTATCTGTCAATACGAATCATGGTACGGTGAACATCAATAACTTCGGCGACTACCTTATGATGGGAAAGACGGGACTCAAGACACTGACCCTTTCCGGCTTTTTCCCGGCCCAGGATTATCCCTTTGCCATGATGGGCCTTGCGCCTTATACATACATCGCCCAACTGGAAACGATACGTACCGGTGACAGCGTCTGTCAGCTGACCGTGTCAGATACGCCGCTTTCCATGCCCTGCCTGATTTCGTCCTTCAAGTTTGGTGAAAAGGACGGCAGCGGCGATGTCTATTACGAGCTGGGCCTGACAGAGTACCGCTACGTCACAGCACCGGAGACGGGAAAGACCGATGCTGCGACAGGGCTGAAGAAGCGGCCGGAGTCGTTCTGGTCGAAGATGAAGAAGAACATCACCTATTATCCCGGGGACAGCATCGGCAACGTCATCGGCCGGGCCGTGGGGAAATCGGTGACGCTCAACAATGAGCAGTTCTCGAAGTTCCAGATCTATCGCAGTATCGTCCGTAACGGCGGTCTTTCGCCCGGGGATATCATCCGCCTGACGACGATGAACCTCAAGAGGAATGATGAAAATGTTCCAGTTGCAAAGAATCAATAAGAAAACCAATACCGAGGATGCTCAGACGGAAGGCCAGAAAAAGCCCGAGAACGCAGACCTTACGGGCTGGCTGATTTGTGCAACTTGGTCCGGGGACGTCGAGCAGGCCGGACGCAGGCTGGAATTCGACCTGTCCTATACGACGCGGGATAAATCTTGGCAGAATCCGGAACTGGAACTGGGGGACGAGGTGCTGTTTATCCACATTGACGATAAGACGCAGCAGACTGTCCACCTGTTCCAGGGACGTATTTTTGGCCGCAGCCGGGAGAGCGGCTCTTCCGTGATGCGTTTTACAGCCTTTGACAATATCGTCTATCTGGCCAAGTCCCGCATAACCAAGAAGTACACGAACGTCACAGTGGCCGACGCCATCCGCCAGACCATCAATGACTTTTCTATTCCGGCCGGGACTATTCCCGACCTGTCCGTCACCTGCAATTTCATTGCCGATGATATCTCGGCTACGGAGGCTATCAAGCAGGCATTATCCTATCAATCCGCACAAGATGGCAAGGGATACCATATCTACATGACCGAAGGGAAGCTCAACGTGGTCTGCATGAACGACCAGGTGGCGGAAGATTTCCTGATCAGCGATGTGACAAATCTGACCGGCGCTTCCGTGTCGGAGTCGGTCGAAGACATGGTTTCTAAGGTCATCGTCGTCGACAGTGCCGGGCAGACGAAAGGCGAACTGCCCAATCAGACGGATATCGACCGATTCGGTCTCATCCAGGCCATTTGCAAGGCCGACCCCAAGCAGGACGATGCCTCGCAGGCAAGGGCCATGCTGAAGACCGTCGCCCATGACATGTCCATCCGGGCCATCGGTCATATCCAGTGTATCGCCGGGTTTTCTGTCTCAGTCCAGGAAGAACAGCTCAAGGGCCAGTTCTTCATCAAGTCAGACAGCCATAAAATTGAAGGGAACAAGCACCTGATGGAGCTGCATCTGGTATTCCACAAACTGCTGGATGAGCAGAAACAGGAACTGGACAGCGCATCGTACAATGCTAACCCGGATTATGTGCCGCCAGCGGAAACGGAATCGACATCTTCTGTTCCTGCAGGTGGCGCTATGGCTGGCAGCAGTGTGGTCGATGCGTGCATGGCCAACTTCGACGGTACTGTGTCTCCCTATGGCTCAGAAGGCTGTGTCGACCGGGCGACCATCGCCGCGGCGGGCTATTCCCCTTTTGCAGCGCAGGAATATAACAATGGCGTGAAAGGCTGCGACCAGCTCCGGGCCGATGCCGAAGCCCAGGGACTGGCGATCCCCTACGACCCGGCACAGCTGGAGAAAGGCGACATCATCATGTACAACCGCTACAGCAAGCCGGATCCGAACTGGCATGTCGTGGTCTATGACGGAAACGGCGGCTGCTGGGGCAACAGTTCCCATGTCTATGGCTGTTTTCATCACTACGAAGGCAGCATCGATATGGGAAGCGACTATTATCCGGCAACGATTATCAAGACCTCAAGGGGGTGAGCGTGTGCAGAAAAATCCGTATATCAGCCTGCTGAATCTGATGGAGCAGGTCAGCCGTAGCAGCAACAGCCCGGACATTCAAATCGGGCAGATCCTTGCTTCGCCGCCAGATATCAAGGTCCGCTACAATGGCATCATTTTGACCAAAGAGGAGCTGTGGATTTCCCATTATCTCCTGGCAGGTTATGGCCGCACAGCTAAAGGGCATCTGGTATCGGCGACACAGAATCGTGCCGGCGGCAGCGGTGATGCGGCTTACCAGTCCCATAATCATGATATCGATAATGACTACACCGATTCCGTCATCTATACGGATACACTAAAGCCCGGCATGTACGTGGCCATCATGCCCATGCTCATCAATGGCCGGATCCAGCAGTACATCATTTTGGACGAGATTGTGAGGATTGATGGCCATGGCTGATCCTTTTGTAGCAATGAACAGCATCCAGGCAGCGAACCGGAATGAGTCGCTGCCTCTTTTTGTAGAATACGGCTATGACTTTGATAAGCAGTGCTTCCGCTACGATGAAAAAGGCCAGAACCTGATGGTGACGGAAAATGAAGCCCTCAAGGTCTGGATTTATAAGGCAATCCTCACCGAGCGGTATCGCTACTTGGCCTATGATGACAGCTATGGCATTACCATCGAGCCGTATCAGGGGAGAACGTCAAACAGCCGGTATACGGCAGACCAGATCTGCCGGAATATCCGCGAGGGATTGATGGTGAATCCGTACATTGCCCGCATTAACCATGTCGAGGTGGAGAAGCGGGAACGGGATGATTTGGTCATTACGGTTGACGTCACTTCTATTTACAGTGACGAATCATTGACCGTGACGACAGGAAGGAGCAAGGCATGAGCAATTTATTTGATGCACAGACTAAAGATGTGATTGAAAGCCGCATGACCCAGACCCTGCACACCATCACGGAAAAAGAGCAAAGTACCATGGAAGGTACCTTTGCCCGCGACCTGATCGACGCCAATGCTGTGGAATTTGAGAGCAGCTATGCCGAGATGGCCATGCTGCGCGACGCGGCCTTTGCCAAAACGTCCTGGGGAGATTACCTGACGCTGCGGGCAGCGGAATTTGGCGTCGATCGCAAGAAAGCCGTCAAGGCCAAAGGAGAAGTCACGGTGACGGGGATGGCAGGAGCCTACATCATTCGCAGCAGTCTCTTCCAGACAAAAGACGGCCGACGCTTTTACACCCTGGAGTCGGCCACCATTCCTGCCGATGCCGCTGAGGTTACGATTCCTGTGGAAGCCGCCGATGCCGGAGCGACTGGCAATGTGGCCGAAGGAACGATTACGGAAATCCCCTATTCCATCCCGAATATCTCGGCGGTCGTTAACCATAAGAAATGCACCGATGGGGCGGATGAAGAAACGGATGCCGCACTCCTTGCCCGGTTACTTTTCCGGGTTCGCCAGCCCATTACTTCGGGCAATGCCAATCATTATCGTGACTGGGCCATGTCCGTCGATGGCGTCGGGAATTGCAAAGTCATCCCGCTCTGGCAGGGCAATGGTACAGTGAAGGTCATTATCGTCACGGCAGAGAACGAATCGGCATCGGCGGAACTGATACAGGAAGTCTACGACTACATCGAAAGCCAGCGGCCCATTGGAGCGACCGTGACCGTCGTTTCACCAGCTCCTTT